TTAAATCGCTTTTAATTCGGTGTCGACACGGGTAATCTCCCCCTCCAGAAAGGGGCCGATCACGCTCAAGCCGTGCGCCAGCACTGCATCGTACAACTCCGCAGAATCATACAGGAAGGTGTGGCTAACGCCTTGTTTGTCGACAAGCAGGATGCGCAGCGGAATCTTGTCTGAGGTGTTCTTCTCCAGGTTGACGGATTTTGTGCCGCTGCTCAGCAGTTGCTGAATATCCTCGTACTGGCCGTAGCGAATCAGCAGCGCATCCAACTCCGCCTCTTTTGCGGCTTTCTCTTGCCTGCGAAGCCTTATCTGCTCGACTGCCGATAGCCTGGTGTTTTCTTCTGTTGTAGTGCTCATTTGCTAATAATTTACAATTTCATTACTTTGCCCATCACCATGTAGGGCTGGCGGTTCTCGTGCGCCTCACCGCCACCCGCTTGATCGATTGTTATACCCGTATCTTCTGTACTGGTGGAGTGATTTGTGAGCCCAGCATCATAATCGCGGGTCTCGCGGCCAGAACCACCGCTACCCCTATCGCCCGAACTGCTGACATCGTGCGTGTGCCCAGGATCGGTCACTCCGTGGCTGTGAGCCGCTAGCTGCGCTTCGGTAAGGGCTACTTCACGCGCCCCACCCACATTTCCCGGAACGAAGTAGTCGCCCAGGTTCGCCTCCGGGTTGCCGTTAGCCGGTGCGGAATTTCCTAAGCCAATCGTTACCCGACCGCGCAAGTCGGGCGTGCCGTTCTGACCATTGCAAAGGGCAAAACCGACCAGCTCACCAACGCCCAGGCCGGTGGTATTGAAGTTGCTAAGATTGCCGTAGTAGTCGACTATCATGCCCTGCTTTAGCCCTTGCAAACCTGCAATAGCCGCACTGTTGCGCGTGACCGGGTTGGGCAATATCTCGTCAAAATCGAACGCGCCTGTACCACGCGCTGCAAAGGCCGGTACAAGTAGCTCTTCTTCTGTAAAATTGAAGGTGCCTACTTGTGAATAGCCCTCAAAGGTATCGTGCGGCTCGTGGGCTGGAAGCACCGAGGCGATACTAAACACCGGTACCTGACTACCTGCCGCTGTGCCGCTAAAGGCTTCCACCCGGTAGAGGTTGCCGTTATAGGCCAACATACCCGGTGTGCAGCTGTAGTCTTGTCCGGTAACCGTAAATTCTACCCCGTACACGCGGGTGGGTGCCGAGCTTTCTTGCAGGAGCTGGCCGATGGCAGCGGCCATATCGGAACCTACGGCTGCCAGATGAACAAAGTCTTCACTCCTGACAATAAGCGAGCGGGTAGGTGTGTTAAGTTTTTTCATACGTAGTTGATGGTATAGGTGAAGCCTACATGCAGGTAATCTTTGAGTATGGCCTTTAGCTTGTCTTCTTCGGCTTGAACGAACCCGGGGGCACGCACTTGAAGCTGCGTCTCGATAAGCGTAACCGCTGCCGAAGCCGGACGGAGGTAGGCAATGCCCAGTCGGGGCGTTGAAGTGTTGTAGCTTTTCGGGCTGACCACATATTCGGCATTTTGCACCTGGAGTGTCACCAGCTCGATAGTATCGTCATTGAATTCGGTGCGTAGCAGGTTGGTGACCGCAATTTTGCTGCGGCCCCATTGTAGCTTGTAAAGGTTCGTATTGCGTTGCGTGTCGAAGCGAGCCTTCAGTTGCTCGATAGGACTAACCAGCAAACGCAGGTAGGCGATCAGCAAAACCTTGCGCATATAACTGGGCAGCAGCCGGAAAATCAATATGCCGAAATCGAGGCTAAACATCGGCAACGGTGTTTAATAAGTAGTTACCCAGCTGCATGTAACCAGCGGCCGGGTAGTAGCGACCGTTTGTTACCGTTGCCAGCTGCCCAGCATCGGCAGCCGCAGCAATGGCGGAGATATACAGATCGGCCACGCCCGGAACGGCCTTTACCGCTTTCACTAGGTCGCTGGTCTGGAATAAACCGTTGAACGGCAAACCCGTCACGTAGCTTTCAATAGCGGCAATGGCTGCCGGTTCGATGACGTTGATATCTTCCTCGGGTTCGTAATACAAAGTTGCGGTTAGCTCCAGGGCATCTGCCGGGAGCGATACCACACCGATCTGCGCACCTGGTTCGGATAGTTCTTGCAGGTACGCAGCAGCCCCCGATAGCTCTGAAGCTGTTAAGGCTCCGTTTGCGCCTTTGAGCTTTACCAGGGCAAAGCCTTGTCCGGCAACTGCTACGTTCTTGATTACGCGCTTGCTCTCGTCTATCGTGGCGTAGTAGGGCTTTTTGCTTTCCAGATCGAATAGGAGTTCATCGCCATGCTGGTACTCCAACATGCGCTCGGCATACCAGCGGGCGGTATGGACTTTGGCCGATTCTACCAGTTCTATCACCTCGGCCTTGTGCTGGTCGAACACCAGCTCAAGCATGTACGCGCAGAAGCTTACAATATAGAGCCATAGCCGCCACACTGCGACCTTGCTGGTGCTGGTCAGTGCGCCCATGTCGGCCAGGGAAGCTGCTAGTTCTCGCTCGTCTGTAAGCGTGGCCAGTTGCCCGACCCGGTCTTTCTCGGCTAATAACTCGTTGTAGATTTCTGCGCGTGTTCGTGCCATTTGTTTATAGCTTTATCGGGTAATTAGCGGTAAGCACTTCGGTCTTCTTCTTGCCTCTGCCTGTGCCTTTGTTGACACTGACTGTCTGCTCGATGCTGAGTGTATGCCAGCTGTTTCGGGTCACAAATTCTTTCAGAATGTCGGAGGGGTAGCTGCTCAACAGGAATTTGCCGTCCAACTTTTCCAGTGCTTTCAGCAGCATCAAGAAATCCTCCTTCGTGTAGCCGTCATAATGCCCGCAATCAGAATTGAAATAAGGTGGATCACAATAGAAGAAACTGTCTGCTGTGTCACGGCTGGCGATGATCCGCAGGGCATCTGTACATTCTATTTGCACCTCTTGTAGCCGGATGGCCAGGTCGGTAGTGAAGGCGTTTCGCTTGTTTGAAATTTTGCGAGAGGTCGTGCCTTTTTTCTTGTCGTAGCCCCAAGTGCCGTTCAACATACCACAAAAGCTCTGCTGGCTAAGCACCCATAGTGCCCAGGCGCGTTTCAACTCGCTGAACATATCGGGGTTGGCATATACAACCGAGGCCCTGCGGTGCAGATCACGGCTGTGCAGGCTAATCTCTACCTCCTTTTCGAGGCTGGTAAAGTCGCGTTGAGCTACCGCGTAGAAGTTGATCAACTCGCGGTTGGTGTCGTTAATTACCTCGACCTCGCTTTTGGCTTTGGCAAAGAAAACCGCACCACCACCCACAAAGGGTTCGCAGTACAGTTTATGCTCAGGAATGAGCTTTAAGATTTTTGGCGCAAGTTTCTGCTTGCCTCCGTAGTAAGTTATCGGTGTTGCCGACATGGTAATAAGGGTTTAATTGTAGTTGTATTAGTTGTTAATTACTGGACTTCACCTCTTCCTTTTTTACAAAAGCAGCTGAAACAGTTTTTGCTATCTTCTCGCCACTGCGGGTAAGGGCGTAGCCGCCTACCATAATGTTGAGCAACGCCCAAAAGGCATCCTCCAACTCAGCGTTAGGCAAGCCGAAAGCGGGTGCGATGAATTTGGAGTAGGTGATTACAAAGCCAAAATTGAGTGCAAGTATTGGCCGCCAGCTGCGTTGTAGCCAGTTGCCCGACCCCTCGAGCTGGAGCATCTTACCAGATATTTCCAGGTGCTTCATTTCCACCATCAACAACAGCTCGTTCATACGTGCTGCCGCTTTGATGCGAAGATCTTTATTGTCGATCGAGGCGATACCCTCGAATACCTCTTTTACCAGAGTGCTAGCTCCGGCCCCGAAGATGCTTTTCAACCAGTCCATTTCAATTTTGTATGTTGACCTGAAGCCCATCCATTTCGATAGCCAGATCACCGTAGCCGTCTTTGCGCAACTCCAGCTGCAAAGCTCTTTTAAGCTTGCTTGCAGCTCCGACTGCATTGACAAATTTTGCTGGGTTTAGTCCCAGTGTCGGTTCTTCTCTCCAGTCGCCTTTATTGCTGGTAGCAATAAGCTGCACGTGCTGTTCGTCACTTTCCGAAACAGCAAAATCTCCCTGCTCTACAAGCAGGTCGAAATTTTCATCGAGGGCCAAATCTTTACGCATCAGTGTAGCACGTCTTCGTTCTCTAGCTCGTGACGGTTAGTAGGCACGAGCGGTGTATTTGACGCGGGATCGGGCGTGGTTACTGCCGGTGCCCCAGAAGCACTTACATAGGTGTGCTGGTGCGTATTGAGTCGCTGCTCGAGGCGGTTTATTTTCTCAGTCAACGCCTGCACCTTTACAAGGCCGCCAAATATGCCACTGTTCATGGCGATCCCATCTTTACCGATCAGCAGCTCATAGCCGTTATAGGCAACTTCCACTTCTTCTATTTCTGAAAACTGCGACACGTAGGCTTCTGTAGGTTCGTTGTGCAGCACCGAGCAAATGACCGTACTGTCTAGCTTAGGATAAATAACAAAACGCGAGCTATAGCTTAGCTGAGTGGCCGTTAAACGCACATCGTACTTCTCTGGCCCGAAGGCGGGTTGTACGGTACAGGTAGCCGTATCTTTGTCCACCTCTACCACACGAGCGGAAAAGTTTGCGCTCTGAAACAGCTTGTGAAACAGCCGTTTTATATACTCTTCAAGCATTGTTTAAAGGGTTGGCCCGAGGGTGATCTGCCGAGAATAGCCACTGCTATTAAAGGTTACATTTACACTTTCTACAGCTGAACGGCTTTGCACTTCCGGATAGCGGGCATCTTCTACAATAGCCACGTCACCAGAACGGCAGCGCGGCAAACCAAATGCGGTAAAACCACCTTCCCAGCCAGCGCGACCAAAACGCTTAAACTCTGCTTCTGCACGTTGCTCCAACTGAGCTTTGGTCGATCTGGAAAAGTTTAGGCTGCGCTGTTCGGCACTTGCCGGTGCATTAGGTGGCCAGCGGATGCTAATCTTACTACCATCTGCCTGGTGCGATACGGCCTTAACGGCTAAAGGTTTATCCCCAGAGCGGAAAGCCAACTGGTCACGCTTCCTGATATTGCGCTGCATGTGGTAACGGTGCTCGTTAAAGCTATCCGGGTAAGCAAAGCCAACATGCAGCACGCTGTCGCGGAAGTAGGCATACAGGCCGTGCGAGTCTTTCAACTTGGCTAGCACCTGTGCAGCACTAGCTTCCCTGATCTCGAAGCGGCCTAGTTCTACGTTTAGCACTTCGTATTTGTAAGCCAGGCTGTACGATTGTAGCAGGTAGCTTATCAGGGTGTCGAGTGAGAGGGATCTCCAGCTTTTAGAGAGCGGCTTTCCCTTCAGGTCGTACATCTGATCTTCACATTCCAGCACAACCGGAGCAAAGGCGTTGAGGTTGCGGACATAGCCGCTAAACTCATTGTAAAGTTGGCCATTGTAACCCAGGGCAATCTCTATAGGGTCGCCCGGGGATACACGGTCAGCTACCCGTTCGAGCGTTACCCCATCTGTCGTAAAGGTTTTGGGGAGGTGAACGCTGGCAGTTTGGGTAAGTTTTTTAAAAGAGTTGTCTATCTGCACCTGTTCCACCTGGTTGAACTGTAGTTGCCCGACAGTAATAGCGCA